GTAATCTTGAGTGGAATGATGTGAGAGAGTTATTTTACACACGTTCCGCGACTAGTGGACTGGGTTACAACTTTCCTGGAATTTATTACATATGGAATGGCGCTAAAGAAGGTAAGTGCCTTTCTCCAGTGGTGACAGATGATAAGAAGGCTTGTATATCTGGGCTGCATATCGGAGGTTCCACACAATGTAGAAGTGATGGAGGTTATGTTTCGTTCGGTGTGACTCCCACTAGACAAGATTTGTTAGATACCAAGGCTATTTTGGAGAAGTTTGCAACAGTTTTGCCAATGAGTGCTTCCAGTGATTTTTCCTTCCAATGTATGGGTGTTGATATATTACAGAGGACTATAAAGAAGAAATCCTGTTATTTAAGAATGGAAGATGAAAATTCTGCTAAATTCTTAGGATCTTCCTTCAATTGCAATAGGACACCTAAGTCTCAAGTTAGAGACACCCCAATTAAAGCAAGTGTTAAGGTTTTATTTAATATTAGTGAGGACTGGTGTTCTCCTAAATTTAAAGGAGCTGATGGAAGATCGCCACATGAGCCCTGGGAGATTGGTATGCAGAAGTGGATTGTTGATAAGCCTGGTTTACCTTGGGGTTTGTTAAACAAAGCTAAGATTGATTATACTAATGATCTTACACGCATTGTCTATGGAGCGAAGGATTACTGGACGAAGGAAATTCGCGTCTTGTCCTGGGATGAAACTATTAATGGAATACCAGGGAAGAGATTTATAGATTCCATCAATTTTAAGAGCTCAATTGGCTTTCCATTTAAAGGTAGTAAGAAGCTCTTTTCTGAGAACCTTGGCAAAGTTGATGGTTGGCAAGATAAGCGAGTTCTAAACCCTGAATTTATCTTAGAAGCAGAGAAAATTGAGGATCTATATAGGAGAGGATATAGATATTACCCTTGGTTTACTTCCACTCTGAAAGATGAGCCCACTCTTTCTACTAAAGATAAAGTTCGAGTTTTTCAAGCTACTTCTACACCTTTTCAGTTAGTTATGAGGAAGTACACATTAGGGATTTGTAGATTTTTGCAAATGAATCCACTTGATTCCGAATGTGCTGTGGGAATTGATCCTTGCTCCAGTGAATGGAATGAAATGTATGAGCATTTAAAAGGGGCACAAACACCACTATACGACAGATGGTTTGCTATAGATTATAAAGCATATGACACCTCGATATCTAGTCAAGCTATTATAGCAATTGGACGTATTTTTATTGACATTGCTAAAGTTGCGGGCTATTCGTCTAGTGATATATCCGTTTTGAACTCCATCTTTACGGAATTACCTTTTTCTGTTGTAGATTTTAATGGAGATGTGCTAATGTTGGATGGTGCTAATCCCTCAGGCAATTCATTAACTGTTTTTAT